GCGTCAGCTCTGTTGGACGTATGCCACACAATTGATAGGCATAAATCGTAAGATCGCCAAGCGACGGATTGTAAGCATATGTGCCGCTTGTGGCCATGACGGCTCCTATTAGAAGACGGTATTGGTAGCGTCAGCGATCAGATAACCACCTGCGAAGATCGAACCAACAAACGGGCCACCTGTATTGGATTTCATTTGGAATTGAATATCCGTTCCGCCTGGGTGGCCCACGGGGACCGTATATGAAATGTTAAAGATTTGCACGAATGGCGACTGCGACAGCAATGTCGTGTTGCCGTTCACGGTGTAGTTGTAGCCGTTTTCTTGAATTGCGTTGGCAATGTTGAATTTATTATATTCAGCAAAAATCATGTAGTTGCTAGACGTAAATCCGATACTTGCGTTGCCCTGAACATATGACAGATAAAACGTGTAACCTTTTGGCACGGTGTAAAGCGACATCTGCGTCTGACTAACACCTGCGTTAATCTGGGCATAAAGGACAGTAGCAATCTTACCCGTAATAATACCCGCATTAACGCCATTCGTCACAAACATACCATTGATTCGGAAGAACGAATTGGTCGTTGTTGCTGTACCGGAGCCGTTGAGCGTTACTGATTCAGACAAAAGATTATAACTTGAATCTAGCCCATTGACCTGAACAATCAAACCAGCATCGGTCGCGCCAGATGCGCTGAGAAGAACAACAACACCAGCGGAGGATGGATATGCGTAAGAGCCACCAGATTGCGTTAAACCTTCCCACAATGGGCCAAGAGCCGTACCCGCAACTTGTGTGCTGTAACCAAAGATTTCTACGGGCTGGTGGTTGGTAATTAATCCACGACCTACCTGTAATTCAAATGGCTCATGTTTGCCGTTCTTAGTAATTGAATCCCAAATAACGCCGGATTGAGAAATTGTAGCCATAATTATTTACCCTTTTTCCGTGCCGCAGCAGCGTTGTCAATCAAGTTAGGGTATGGCCGTCCCGCCGCCCTAGCTCTAGCTTTAGCACTTTGCTCTTGCTTATGCGACAAATGCTTTGTGTGGTGATCCTTGGGCAGTTTAGTTTCCCAAAATGGCTTGTCAGACATTAGCAACCCCACTTGCGAAGTGATTTATTAATCCGGCTATCGGGATCAGCGGCTGCAGCGGCGCCTGTCATTTTACGTTTCATGCCGGTCATCCGCTCACAAAACGATTTATGACGCGGATTATCTGCATCTTTAGTCGGTGCTTTTAGATGATGGCCTTCTGCGCGAGCAGAAGCTCTACCCTTGGCATTTAAGCCACCAGATGGAGATTTACCTTCAGAACGAGTCCAAGCTGCGGTCATTTTCAAACCCCTTTAGTAAAACGGGGGCGCAATGGCCCCCGTCATACTTAATACAACGGGCTAACAATTAGATGTCAGAACCCATCGTCATTTTTTCTATCTTATGACCCTTTGGAGCCGTACCCTGATGGGCCGACGTAAAAGGGTGCATTTCAGCAGCGCCAGCGCGTCCACCAGACTTGCGTGGCTTGCGGCCAGCATGGTGATGACCGTGTTCGCCGTGCATAGCGACGTGCTTATGGATTTTGCCGCCATGCTTACGCTTTGCACGACCACCGTGCTTGCGCTCGCTCATTTCCTCGGCTTCCTTTTCAGGATTACCGTGGTTGTACTCCATTGGGTTGTCGTGGAGGTCCATTTCGGCCTCGTCGACGCCATGCTCTGGCGACTCTGCTTTGCCGCCAGCCTTACGATGTTTAGCAGCGTGGTGAGCCATGCCGCCATGTGCGTGGTGATGTCCTTTGTGACCCTTCATGGCTCACTCCTTAGAAGTTGTAGTATTGGGTTAAGCCAAACAAGCCAGTCGCAGACTGAACATTGTAAGCTTGCGGGATCTGGCGGAACACATACTTGTTCGTGCCGGTGGAAGGCGTGAGATTGACACCCGAAGCGTTTGCGAGATCAATCGTGCCACGGACATCGCCCGTTGTGGCGGACGGTGTAGTACGGTCAGCAGGTAAGAACCCGTTTGCAGCAAAACCCGTGTTAACACTCAAAGCAGTCTGAGAGTTACCGGAATTGACCACAACTTCAGCAGCCGTATCCGAACGAACAGGAAGACCAACGATCGCGGTTGTACCAACGGAATAGGCATGGGTAGCATCGGCTGCGTTGAGAACAACGCTCTTGATGTACTTGAATGCTTTCTTACCGTTAACAGCGTTACCTGCCGAAATCGTAATGTTTTCCGACATTGGATATCCGTAGACATCGTAGCCGTTAACAGTTGCGGTCGTAGCAGTGGCGCTTGCTGCCGCAGTAACGCTTACTACGCGGCTAACCATGGCCATTGGGTTCCAGAGCCAAATCGATGGCGACTGGATGTTCGTCGGAATAGCGCACTGTTGCACGTTTGGATAAGCCAAAGTGACCGTACCAGACGTGAAAGTTACGTTCTGACTGAGCTGATAAGTACCAGTCTGTCCGTTACCAACCGTTGATGAAGTTCCCGTCGTCGTAATCTGCGAACCGATATAGACGCCAGAAGATGCACCAAGAGTTCCACCCGTTACCGACGTAGATGACGAGAGAAGAACCATTCCGGGTCCGATTGGCATACCACTGTTTGCCGTAACTGTCAGAATCCCGTTCGTTGCCGAAGCGGTGACTGAAGCGTAAGCATCAAGTGCAAGAACCGTATCCGTAACGCCTGTATCCGAACGGGTAAATACCGAAGAATAATAAACGCCAGTGGTCGCGGAGTTAGTTGAGACAAGCGTAAGAGTTGCGCTTGTTGCGTTTGCAGAGGCAACAATTGCTGCCGCTGCGTTTGTGTATGGGACGCCAGTGAACGAAACAATGTCACTGAAACCGTACCACCCAAAATCCTGCGCTGCCTGTGACTCACCTGGAAGATAGGTAAAGGGTTGGCGCGGATCAAGGATGCCGCCCCCCGCATAAAATAGCGAGGAGCCTAAGTCTGGATTATAGTCCGAAGGTTGCGTCGGGTTTTGCCCAAATACAATCAGTGGACCGGAGAACGCGGTATCAGCCATAGTGCCTTCTCCTTACGAGGTTGGGAACGAGCCGTAGATCGAACGCCAGTTGTAATAGCCAAACGAATAACGCTCATAACCCTTGACGAGCAAGTTGTCAGTCACGAAGTCGACTTGCATATCGGTTTCGAACTTGATGCGCTCCATATAAGCGAGACCATCAATGTTCGTGAGCAGGAACCAAGCGTAGGACGAGGTCAAGAAGTCGTTGACCATGTAACCTTCGCTCAAGCCACCTGCAGTGGTCATGATTGCGTTGACATCGTTGTCTGCCGTACCCGGACGGAGTTCCGTCTTGAGGAGGCGGATGGCCACTGGCTCGAGAGCTGGTGGGATGACGAGCTTGCGGCCACGTGCGAAGATCTTTAGACCAGCCTGATCGCGGAAATTCGTACGGATTGCGATCATCGCATTCAGCAGCGTTGCTTCGTTGAGGTCAACCTGAGTCGTTGGGGTGTTCGCAATCGAGCCACCGTCGATTGGATGCGCCGTCGAGCAAAGTGCAACACCGTCACCGCCGATTGCAGCGTTGTAGGTTTGCGCCGTGTTCAGAATATTCGCACCGTAGATTTCCTTCGTCTGGTGGAAAGATTCCACGAGGCCAAGGTTGGAAGGCTGGAATTGGGTCTTGTAAAGGTTGTCGTCGATTGCCTTACGGGTAATCGCGTAACCGAGACCAATTTCCGTGTGTTCCTGATTGTAAACGAAGCGTTCGCCAGCGCCCGAATCGAAAGCGGTCTGGCCACCTTCGGTCTTGAGCTGGGCGTAGCCGAGGTAACGCATTTCAGCGGTACGTTCGAGGGCCATCTTCGAATCATGTTTCGTAAAGATCTTGTCGTATTGCGACGGGATCTGCTCATACTTGCCTTCAACGCCACGGAGACCGGGAAGGAGAAGGTCTTTGATCTGACTTAGATTAACAGCCATGACACTTCACTCCTTACGAGATACCAGTTACAGCAGAGTTCGAACGCCAGACTTCGTTGTTGAAGCCGACAATCAAGTTGCAGTACTGAGTGGTTAAGTCGCCGCCGTTGCCGATACCCACGGCGTAGTCGACGATGATGAATGGCGAGGTGTTGGTGGTTGCGGTAGCATTGACATAAGCCGTCGAGCGGCCCGTGCTGTTGTTGCCGCCTGTCGAGTTGCCCGACGTTGCGCCCGTGGTCGAATAAGCGAACGTGACAAGCTGACCCTGAACACCAGAGGTTTGCGATGTTGCAGTTCCGGTGACTGGGAAGCCCGAGCCAGAGGACTGAACAATGAAACGTGCGTTTGGATCATCAATAACATAGGCTTCTACGTCACCCGTTGCGCCCGAACCCGGCCAATAAGCCGACCAGACAACACGGTTAAGCGCCGTAGCCAAGTAACGGCAGCCGACGAAAATACCAGCGAGCTGCACCGAGCCACCTGCGGTAGCTTGGGTGATGTAGCCGTTGGCGGTTGAAGTCACAGGCTGAACAGGGTCGCCAGTGAAAATTGGAGTCGTGTTGCCCGAAGCAATACGACGAGCGGATTGCGCGAACGTCGGAGCGCCGCCTGCACCACCCTGATATTGTAGAAAGCCGCTGGGCGCAAAAGTATTGGCCATGACGGGTTCTCCTCTCAGAGAGTTCCATCATCGCACACCGGGGCGACTAAGAAACGGAAAAAGGTTTATCTTCCACACCGGGGGAAGAATGTCGAACAGTATGCCTGATATTTGCAGAAAGAAAAGGGGCCGATGAAAGATTTCTCGGCCCCCGTTCGATCTTATTCTTCCGGAATCGCGAAATCGTAGCTTTTCGAGATTTTTGGAGCAACTTGCGAGTCTTGACGATTCAATAAACCGCCTTTACCCTTTGGATCCATTTGTCCAGACTTGATGTTCACCTGCTGACGCGCATCGCGAAGTTCTCTCGCTTTTGCATCGAGGGTAATTTCTTCTGGACGCTCCATGAGAAGCATGCCTTTGCGCTCGATGGAACCTTCTGCGCCAACTTGCATCATTTCTGGGTGGCGTTCAACCGGAACAGCCGTCCAGCCTGTGCGCCGAACATGGTTCATGTGGGAAACATCTTCCATATTCATGGATGACTTGCGTTTCCATTCATATGTCCAGCCATCGGGAGCGGGTGGAGTCGCAAATTCATCGATCCCATCGTCGAGATCCGAAGAGTTGTTGCGGATTTCTGCTGCACGCTTTGCAGCAAGTGCCCGTGGGTCGTCCGCACGGACGGGTGGGCGCATTTCGCGACGAGCGATAGTTTCAGTAGCTTTTGTCATTGTTCATCCAATCAGTTAAGTTTGCCTTCTTTGATCAGGGCCATTTTATTTCTGGCATATTCCTGATCAGTCATGCCCATCATGCTTGCTATTTCACGTTCTTGCGAATTCAACCGGACAACATTCGGCCGAGCGCCGGAGTTGGTGGTTGGAGAACGCGAAACAGGCGCAGCCGGAGGAGCCGAGCGGCGAGAGGTTGGTGCGGAAGCAGCCGAAAGCGCGGATTCATCCTGCTGAACGGCTTGGCGGGGCGCAATTTTCAACGTATCTTCGATTGTATTGAAGTAATCGTCGGAGTCTGCCTCGAGTCCATCGGCCATCGCAAGATTATGCGCCGCAATCATCTTCTGATAAAGACGAGGATTGGTTGCATATTCCGGATGGGCGCGAACCCAATCCGCCGAGCGCGGAGAAAGCTGAGCCGCCAACGATTCAACAGGATCATTTTGAACTTGGGGAACAAATTTTGCCTGTTCCATGCGGTTCTGATAAGCTGTTTTGCCGTTTTCGAGCTGCATTTTTTGCATTGCGATTTCGGACATTTGCACTTGAATATCAGCGGCCTCTTCATGGTCGCCACGTGAAAGTGCATCGGCATAAGAGCGTTTCAACGAAAGCTGATTGTTCTTCACCGTATCGATTGCGTTGTCGATGAGCTTTAAATTTGTGTCATCGACCTCGCTTTTTGCCAAAGAAGCTTGTTGCGATGCCTGTTTCACCCGTTTTTCGGCTTCAAGGCGAGCAAGACGCTCTTCTTCGAGTTTAAATTTCAGCTCGCGAATACCTTCATCAGCTGAAATTTCTTGTTTCATCGGTTTTTCAAGCTCTTCAGCCTTCTCAACCTTTATTTCTTCCGCTGGTTTTTCACTTTCCAACGGCTCGAGTTCGATCTCGAGGTGTTCGTCTTCTGTATCCGACATTTGTTGCTCCATCACCACACCTGATCAACATCTTGGATGCGTCCGCGCACGTTCACATCGCTCAAGATCCGGCATGGTACGTTGTTTATGGTGATTGTCCAACCATCCGAAGGGCGCGAAACAATCCAGTCGCCTTCTTTTATGGTGACATTTTTGAACCATTCGCCCGAATCATCTTGAAAAGCTGTTGGGCCGAGTTTCATAACAAGGCCAACTTTACTTTGGTAGATATCTTCGTCGACGGTTTTATCAGTCAGGTGGATTCCGCTTTTTGTTTTCGTTGGACGAATGTAAAGCGCAATCAGGACCTGATTGTTGAAAAGCTCGAAATCTTCGACTGAACCGATTTTCTCGAGCAATAGCTCACGAGGATCTCTCTCGTGAAACATGGACATTGCTGGCATATTTTTATTCCCCTCTGTTTTTAACTCCATTGGCGATGGCCTCAGCCTCGTCAATGTATTCGAGAGCTGCACTCAGCCCTTGAATCTTTCCAACTTGCCTTTGATATTGATCAAAATTTTGAGCAGAACCTGCTGCGATATTGTCGCGCAACTGTTCATAATCTTGTTTTATCATCAGCCTCAGCTCATAAACGAGCCGATCTTTTGTTGTTAGCACAAACTGTTCCTTTCAGTGGCTGGACCGAGCACCCAGAGGGGAGCGCCCGGTCCTCCTCTCATCGGGCGTGGAGAGACGCCCGAGAAATTTATTTCTTGCGTGGAGGCGTGAGCCCGTAGGCCTTGATCTTTTCGAGGCGAGCTTCTCCGCCGCCAGCGCCCGAATCGATTGGATAAGTCGTGCGACCACCCGACTTACGTGGCATCATGCCCGGAGGAGGCATAGGAGGCCCACCAGCACCCGGTGCGCCACCGCCCGGAGGCATCATCCCCGGAGGAGGCATCGGCATCCCTGCGCCCACTGGAGGCGTGCGCGGAGAAACGGGTGCGTTCGGCATTGGCTGACCGCCCATTGCGCCCTTGTCGTGGTGACCGGAGGCGATGATGATGTTCACGTTCATCTTGCCTTTGCCGCCAGCCTTGCCGCCATGGGCATGGGCCGAGCGTCCGCCCTTGACTTCACCGGGAACTTTGAACGGATAGCCTTCGCCCTTGAAAACGCCGCCGCCTTTGTTCTTTTCGGTTTTGCCGCCCCAGCACTTGTGGCATTTGCAGTCATGTGGGTGAGCTTTGCCGCCACGTTTCATTGGCGATTCATCTGTTGCTGGAACCGTTGGCATTCTTCCTTTTGAAAGAATTCCACCTTGCATCTGAGATTTATTATAATCATAAAAATCATCATCGTGATAGGTTCTGCCTCTGCGCTCTTCAATAGGCGAATTTTTAATTTTCGCTTTTGCAAGAGCAGAAAAAGCTTCTCGATTTCCAGCTTTATCCATTTTATTTTGAGCCCGTTCTTCGGCTCCTATTCCTTTATTTAATCGACCTTTCAATCCAGATTCAGCCAATTTATGGGTGGACAAATCTCCATAAATTTTTCTGGCTTTTGCTCCGATTTGATAAGCGGAATTCCGTTGTTTTTTGGCATCTCGGTCTGCCGCTTCAGCATAACGAGAAAGAAGACCGCCGCTCAATTTATGAGTACGATGCTCGAGAGCAGACGGCTTCACCATCTTTTTAATGAGTTTTTTGTCTTCGGCTTCATCCGAATGCGCCTTGCCACCATGAGCGTGGCGCGGCTTTTTATGGTGCAGCCATTCGACTTTATGACCATCCGTTTTGCCGCCGCGCTTATGGGCCATTGGATAATCAGGCGATTGCCGTGGATTACGCGAAAGCATTTCACGGATTTGCTCATCACCTTCGCTATAATCCGGGCCAGTATAATTCTTATCTACTGAAACATTTGGATTATAATCCTGCTCGATGCCCGTTGGCTTGAATGGCTTGAATGGTTTTGGAGCTTCTTTCTTTTCGATTGGAAGATATGAAAGGTCTGTGCCGCCCTTTGCTTTATGAGTACGGCCACCCTTTTTCATCATTCCAGCAGCTTGGCCCATCATTTTGTTTTGTGAGCCGACAGGGTTTTCACCAACGCCGCCGCTGAATTTGTGGGCCTTGCCCCCATGTTTCAAACCACCAATATGCTTCGTGCCCTCGCGAGCTTCGTTTGCCATGCGGACATCACGATTGATCAAGTTGTCCGGTGTCAAATAACGATGCGCACGATCTGGTTCGGAGCGACCTCCGCTCTTGCGTGGAGCGCGGTCGGCACGATGCGCAGCTTTCATGCCTTCGGCTTTGCCGATTACTTTGCCGCCTTTTTTGTAGGCCCGCTTGCTCAATGGGCGCATGCCCGTTTGAGTGCTGGCATTTTCGGCAGAAGGCGGCGTCCAATCGGACGAATCAACTTTCGTATGAGGGTCGGCCGAAGCAAGGCGTTTCGCCTTGGCTTTCATAGCGTCCCGCGAGGTCTTGGCGGTCTGAGACATGGGTGGCTCCGGAGGTTGTTAGAACAGGCGTCCCTGTTGGCCGCTGAGGGTTGAATCCATGTCGCGCGGCAACGAATGGATTTTATTGAGCGCTTGCCCAATAATCGCGGGAGTATGCATCTTGTTTTCCGATTTGGCAACTGGAGCTTTTACGTCGCCGCCGCGCCGGAACCGCTCTTGGCCTTTTTCTATCGAGGTGGCGGCTTTTTTGCTCATCGGGAGGTAATGCACTTTTGTTGTTGACGTAGTGTTGTATTCCGGATCATGAAAAATTGGCAAGTCGTGCGAATATGTTTCGAACTTTAACGATGGATCATGGTTGTTAATTAATTTTTGCATCCGAGACGGGATTGTTTTGTCGTAAGGATCAATCAATCCCTGAGTATTGCCCCAACGCGAGGCTTGAACAATTCCCGGAGCAAACGTGATCCCATGATAGCCGCCGTCTGCGGCTTCTTTCAGGATGCGCTTCAGCCCAAGGTCTGTCCATTTGTTTGTGTCGCCAACGTGCGGCCCTTCTTCGATCATTGGGCCAAGGGCATCGCGAACAGCTTTGTCGTGTTTATTTCTTAATTTCATATAATCTTCAAATTCATCTGAATCCGCATGCTCTTGCATAATACGATTCAAAGGTATATCGTTTATATCGATAAGAGCAGGGTTCGCACCAGCGGCAACCATGTTTTTCAAAGCTCTATTACGCATGGTGAAATCTAATTTATGCATTTCTCTGTCGAGCGCACGAAGTTTTTCCCGTTTGGATTCTTTTTGCTTTTCATTGAACCCAGTGTCTGCGCCCTGTTGGCCCCAGTCCGACTGCAGCTCTTCAATGTGCAATAGTTTTTCGCCGTTCAGCCCTTTGCGGTCGGACATGCGGAGGTGAACCAATGGATTCGCCGCATCAGGGAAATGCCCAGCCTCGCGGAATTTTTCATTTTCAGGATTATGCTGAAGAACTAATTCGCGATAATTTTCCGATGGGCCTTCCATTTGCCATTTTGAATGGAGGGTTGGATATTCACCTTTTGAATTTTTTTGTTTTTTAATATAGCCTTCCAATGTGTGAGACCATTCATCCGTTAACCAATCGGCAACATCATGCCCTTCAGCCTCTTTCCTTTTGGCGTGCTCTTGAAGGTGTTTTTGAGGCATAACTTTTTTCAAAAGCTCTGGGTCTTGCGCCATATCCAAAGCAAGTTGACCGACGCCATTTTCATTGTTTTCGTAATCATGGCCTTCGTCCCGATAAACCTGTTCGGTGTATGGCTCTTGATTTTGATGATTAAAGTGCGCCGCAACATCGTCCTTGTGCACCTTTTCTTCCGGATCGAATGCATTTTCGAAATGCGACCATTTCACTTCATCTGGCTTAACGCCGCGCCCAATAAGGTATTTGTGCCACTGATCCGGGGGTTGTTTAATATTTTGGCCAGTTGCGTCTTGCGCGACTTCAGCTGCCTTGCTGTACAATCCGAGCTTATTCAACTCACGGAAATGCTCAGGGTGGTCGTCCATTGGCGGGTTATTTTGGCCGATTTGCGGTGCATCAGCTTCGCCGCCCTCCTGCAGCCCAACACGAATTGGTTTCACATTACGCGCAAGGTGCAAAACGTCTTTGGTCATTGGTCGATGCTCCGGAGAGGATTATTTTCTTGGCGTTGGCGTTTCCAAAACTGGCGTTTTATCTTTTTCAACGCTTTAGTTTGATGGAGGTAGCAATAAAGTTTCCGCGCATAGCGATTGAAAGCGTCGTATTCAGCGCCCCCTTTCAGCTTTGCGCGGGTTCCCATCATTGTGGTTGTTTCCCAGTGATCGCGGGGATAACGGTGCCCAGCAAGTTGCGAACGACCTGCTCGCTTTCTGGGTGAACCGCGATGTTTTGCGCGAGGTCAATCATCTGAATGCGCTCTTTGGCGAGCATTTCCTGCTCTTCAACCATATTGTCCATGCGGTCTTTTTTCATGGTGGCGGCGAGCTGTGCGGCTTTTATTTTGGTGTCCGCCGCTTTCACGTTGGCGAGCTGTTGTTTTATCATGAGCTCGGACTGGTCGACCTTTTTCTCGTGGTCGGTTGGGCCAGTTTGGCCTCCGGCGAGTCCTTCCTGTTGCATTTTCATGCTGTCCAGCTGGAGCTTTGCTTGATCTACGGAAAGTTTGCCCTTGGCAGCCATGAGCTTTGCGTCGGAGTCTTGCTTCTTGATTTGCAATTCCGCCATTTGCTTTTGCATTTCGGGCGGTGGTGCGCCGCGAGCTTGCGGTGGGATCATGAATTGCTCAGGATTGGACCAACCAACCGCTTGCAATGCCGCCGTGTCGATGGCGATTGGGTCGTAGAGCGTTGGGTTCTGCGCTTGAATCTGCTTCAACGCAACGATTTTCATGAGCCGCTGGGTCTGGGAAGCCGTGTTTGGATCGGCTTGCGGGACCAAATCGACTTGGTTCAGGGCACGAATGAATGTTTCCTGATCCCACTTGCGTGCCGGACGGCGGTTTTTCTGCCAAAATGATTCAGGATTTTCCTTGAAGCAACGAACGATGAGCGCGAATTCCTCGGCTTGCGAGGCATGCATGCGCTTGTGAACGGCGTTCAGGACCTTGGTCGCTTGATCGATCAACGCGATTGTCGTGCCAACGGGAGCGTCCTGTTTGCCTTCGCCCACGGCTTGTTCGGAGGTGCCCCCAATGCGAGCGCCCGTTTCGGCCATGTTTTGAACGAGGTTCATCAATGCGCCGGAGGGCTCTTTATATGGAAGCGGCATGACCGCCTGATTGATCGGCATTCCACCAGTTTTGACCAATGCTCCACCACCGGGCGGAACTCGGAATATATTTGTGTTTTGACGTGCACCAGTGTCGGCGTAAAGGAAGCCGGGGAAATTAGCATACATACCCGCATCAAGTAGCTCGCGCCAAGCAGCAGTGATAGCATTGGTTGTGTTTCCTAGGATGTGGAGGAGACCAATGTCATAAAAGCCCATCCCCGGTACGAATGTGTATTTGACGAAATTCTGACGGGCTTCAGGAAGATCCTTAGTTTCCTCATCGTAGTTGCGGACAATAGAAAGGATTTGCTTGCTGGATACATCGATGGTCACCCGATAAGGAATTTCGAGCCCTGTTTCTTTGCGTTTATGTTTATGCTCGAAGCCAGTAATGTTCAGCTCGCAATAGCATTCGTAGATCTCGCGATCGCGGTCCTCTGGATTCATTTGATCCGGGGCAATGCCCTGTTGGGCCATCTTTTCGCGTTGGGCGGCATCGTAGTCCGTTTGTTTCGGAGTGCTCAGCTCAACATCCTGATAAACGCCGAGGATCTGCATACGCTTCACGGTCGAAGGCCGCATGTAGATGCGGTGGGTGACACGCTTCGCATTGCTCAGGTCGGTTGCAGCATTGTTCACAATAAGGTCATCGGCGTCTATCGATTCGCTGACTGGGCGACCACGGAGGGGGCAGAAGTAAACCTTCTTGAAGGCAGTACCACCAAACCCAAGCATAAGTAGCATCCGATCGGTGTCGGGATAATATTCTCGCGCAGTGCTTGTGAGGTAGTGATTAAGATCGTTTTCAAGGTCGTTGGCAAGTTCGTCGGAAGCAAGGTCGGCATTGTTGTTGTCCTCGCGAATCTTCACTGGGCCGTCAGTGGGCAAAAGTTCAGACCGTGCGTTCGCCTGAAAACGCAATACGGCTTCAAGCAAGAGCGGATGGCGGACTCTTGACATGCCCTCGACTGGTGCACCATCGGAAGCTCCCGAAAGTCCGGGGATCTCAATTTTGAGGCCCATGAGCTTAATGCCCTGAGCGCGGTCGTCAATCCATTCTTTACGGGAATCGAGGTCATCCTGAACGCCTTTCAACAGCTCCTCGGAGATGCGAGCGAGCTCCGCCTCGTTGATTTTATCGACCAGATTATCGAACCAGCCTTCCGGCCCGCCCTCGTTTGCGCTTTCCAACGGCGAGCCATCGAGCGTCAGCGTGACCGACCCATCACCGTGTTCAATCGTGAGTAGGTTGCCCTTTTCATCGACGTTGGGCGCATCGCCCTCATCCGCGAGTTCAATCTCAATGCCCTCATGCTGAAGCTCTTCGGGCGCATCACCGGGCAAGCGGATGTTTGGGCTGAGGCCGGGGGTGAGCGCCATTTCCTATGTTCCTTCTCAAACGGCATAAAGCGGAGCAGGAGGCGCTCCGCGATGCTGGATGCTAGATTCGTAATCGTTTTGGGCTTCTTCAGGTCGGGCTATCATGCCTGTTTTTCGCAAATGACGCAAGGCCATTGATACGGTGTCGACAAGATCGTCGTGTTTTCCTTTGGGGAAAATGGCCGATTGGGTGATGACCATGTCCGCCCAGCTCTTGTCCGGGGCATAAACAAGCCCTTCAGCAAAAATATGCTGGACCGAATAGAGCCTCGAGCGTTTGTCGATGCCGTTCGGATTATCGGTGATGACCATGAAGCCGAGATGGTTGTAAAGCCGACGGAGTTCCTGCGCCACCGAATGCCCCGCCGCTTTGTCTTCGATCAGGATTGCATCCGCTTTGTATTTCTTCAGCGTCTCAGCAACCTTGGTCACGAGCTGATGGAGTTCGAGGCGCTCCGCCCATGCATTGACGAGCATAACTTTTGGGTGGGGAGCTTTGTAGCCACGTTCCTTTTGGAACATGTCTTTGAGGCTCAGCGGCTTTTTCATGGCCTCGGCCGAGATGGGATCTTCCGTGTAAACACCCCAAATGGTCAATGCCGATGGATCATTTTCGGTTTTTTCGGTGTAAGCTGTGTCGAGGCTGGCAATGATGTAATCGAACGCAGGGAACGATTCATGCTCCCAAAGCTGCCACCAGTCGCGCTTTATGATCCCGCCGTCTGCAGGGGTTGGAATTTGTTGGAACTGACCGCTCACGGCGTATGGGCCCATGGCCCGTTTGTCGCGCTCTACAACGTGCTCTGGGAACCGTTCAGGGAAAAGGAGCTCGCCTAGCGTGTCGCGCTGGTCTTCCCAGCCCAGCAGCGTTGGAGCGGCGCGGAGAGGCTCGTATTCCATGGGCAACATGATATGGTCGTAGCCCAAACCTTTATCGAGGATGACACCAGAGACATCCTCTTCATGGAGGCGCTGCATAATGACCACGATTGCCGACTTGTCCGGATTGTTCAAACGGGTCGGCACAGCTTGCAGGAACCAATCGATCGTGGTCGATCGCATCTGGTCCGAGGCGGCGCTTTCCACTGTGTGGGGGTCGTCGATGATGACTCTGTCGCCGCGAGCACCCGTGATTCCGCCAGCGGCCACAGCTTGGCGGAAGCCAGTTGCGGTGTTTTCGAACTTGGTCTTTGCGTTCTGGTCGCCTGTCAACGTGACACGGTCGCCCCAAAGTGATTGATACCATTCGGATTGAATCAGTCGGCGCATCTTCGTCGAGTCACGGATAGCGAGCTCTTGACCATGGGAGGCGCAAACATAACGCAAATGGGGCATATTGCGTGGTCCCCATTCCCAAGCTGGCCAAAAGACGTTGGTCAGCAATGACTTCATCGCGCCCGGTGGCACGTTGATCAACAGACGATTGTAATACTTTTCATCGTCGATCATCATCTCATCAGTGATTGCAGTGAGATGCGCCGCAATCATGTCGATGTGCCAGTTGTGGACATAATCTTGGCCCGGTTCGACCACGTGCCATGCAAGTTTTATGAAATCAACAAAGCTGTCTTCGCAGTCTGCTTTGTCCAAAAGGAACAAAAGCTCATCGGGCGTGTAGCTTTCGACAAGTTCCTCCAAATCGTAAGCCACCCGATCATGCATTAGTCAGCCTCGACCGCTGTGAGTTCGATCTGCTTCAACAAAGCATGGCGCAACTGATCACGGACCTGCGCTGGCATGAGCGTCAAATCGACCTTTTGCTTGATGTTCACATCCAAAGTGCTTTCGGCCAAGAATTTTGCGCCGTATTTCTTTGGGGCCAGCTTTTCATTGTGCCAGCGGCGTGTGTCGATGCGGTTTCGCGCACGAGCAGGATTTGCGTCATCGTCCGCAATGTCCATCATGGTCTCGACCATAATGTCTGCTCTCATTTCAATTGCTCGTGCGTATTGTTTGGCCAAAAAAGGCTCATCTTTGATGTGCGCAAGGAAAGTTGCTGGGCTCGGAAAGCGTTTTGAGCCGTCTTTATTCAAACTTTGGCAAACTTTTGTTAAGCTTTCGCCTTCCGCGATACGACGAATGATTTCCGCAAGATCTTCCTGCTTAACATCATCGTTCAGCCAAAATCCTTTACGTTTAGGCGGTATCGCAACAGCTTTTGAGGCTTTTGCCACAGTGCATTCTCCCTCTCAGAATGAGAAAGCGAGTATGCTCCGGAACAAAACAAACGCAAAAAGAAATCGTTAAGTGTAGCAACCCATTCTGAATGCTAGGAGATCATGCAAATGTGAGGAAAAATTTGCCACATCAATTTCATCTTCTGGCCTGAAATCAAACTTATTTTGAAGCATCGCGGCTTTTGAACCTTGATAAAACAATATCCTATCAGGTGTTTTGCCCTCGCCAACACCAACAATAAACAAACTGTAGCCTCCGGCTTTGAACAAATCCCGATGCCACTGAACCTGAGAAGCTCGGACATCATGGCACGACAGCTTCTCACCTTGAATTTCGCCAACTTTCAACTCGATGGGCACAATCCTGCCCTTCACCATGATCTGAAGATCCGCAATCCCAATCGTTCCACCTCGCCTCGGCTCATAAGTCGAAAGCCATCCGTCCCAGTTTTCCCGAAACCAACTTTTGAATTGCTGTTCATTCATCATAAAACTCTCCCATACATTTTATTTTGCTCTTCGAGCCATTCATAATATTTGGACCAACGAGCTCGAGCAGCCTCGGACATCTTCCTCTTCGTTTCTTCTGAGATAGGTTTTTTGTTTCGAGCAGCCTCGGACATCTTCCTTTTTGTTTCATCCGAAACTTTGGGCCTATTTTTTGCCGCAAAAGACATGTTCGCTCTCGAAGTTTCAGAAAATTTATATTCTCGCTCCATAATTCTCTCCTTTTCAAAAAACGAGAAAATAGTAAGCCTCGAAATAAATACAAAAGCAACCAAATTCTTATTTTTATAAAGAATAACAATTTTCCGTTTCCATTCCGAACCCCTATTCCCCCCTTTCTCTCTCTTTCTTCTTCTTCTTTACAACTCTTACAAGGGGGAATATACTATATAGAATGGAAACGGTAACACTATATTTCAATGACTTACACCGTAAACGAAATCTTTCCGTCTTGATCGACCTGAAATCGACCCTCAATCGTTTCGGTACCGAAACAATTAATCTCCGACCCAAAACCCTTCTTTTGAGACGACCGCAACCTCTGAATAATGACCCTCGAGCCAAAAATGATGGCCCGGCATCTCACGCTGAAGCCGTTCCATTTCCTTCCTGCATTCCGCCTCATCGTCGAATTCTTCAACAATGTAGCTTTCCGACCCATTCAACCGTTGTTTGCCCTTCAACACCCATATCTCGTTTTGCATCACTCACTCTCCTTCATTATTTGTCATTTGCGTTCTCTTCAAATCTGCAATTTTCTTTTATTTCAATTATTCTTGAAGTATCTAACCGATTAAAAAGGTCAAATAAACCACGCTGAATTAAAGCAGCTATAACATCAGATTTAC